GATTTTGGGTCATTTTTAACCAAACGTGATAGTGGAGGTGGTTATTACCACGGAACTGATAATGCTGGGGTAGAAGAAATACGTGGGTTAAATAACAAGCCACAAGATATTGCGGGTGACGCTGCACGTGTTCAATTATCTGAATTATTTAAAAGTGCCTCAGATAATGGTCAAGTAATGGACCAAGGAGCTGGTGTTATTAATAAAGTTTTTAAACAGTTCTACGGTATTGATAATGTTTTAAAAAATGGTATTCCTGAAGGCTCAAAAATTCCTTTTTATTCTAAAACTATTGTTGAACGATTTAAACGTTTACAAAGTGGTGAAGGTTTTTATATGAGTAAAACCACACCTAGACATGAAGGAGCGCAATTCTTGTCTGGAGGAACCGGGTACATAGAAGTACCCATTACCTACAATCCCAATCCTAAAGGACCGAGGGCCAACGAACCTAAGTTTACAGAAGGTGGAGGGCATTTTTCAAATCCAACAGGAAATAATCCTGTTTTTTGGATGCGTGCTTCTGAGAGAACAGATGAAGCTGGTAGACGTGTATTATTTATTGAAGAAATACAATCTGATTTGCACCAAGGTGTACAACAAAAGGGTAAAAAATATGCAACACGGCAAGATGCAGTTGGAAATGTAAATATTACTGATTTAAATTCCCAAAGAATAAAACTTTCCGATGAATTAAATAAAATAACAGATTCAATAGATAAAGTTGCAGGACACACAGACCCTTCTGCACAAACTATTTTAGGAAGACTAAAAGTTAAACGTGATGGTATTAGAAAGCAATTAATGGCAGTAGCACAAAAATTAGATAAAATAGACGCAACAGCAGATGGTGTTCCAGAAGCACCTTTTAAGAAATCAGAAAACCAAGCTAAAATGGCAATAAAAATTGCCATAAATTTAGCGCGCGAAAATGGATATGATGGTGTTGTTATGATTTCAGGAAAAGCTAAAAATGCAGGTGCTAGTGCAACTGGAAACGTTGCCAAAGGCAATTTAGGATTTTATAACAACATTGCAACTAAAGCGATGAAGAATGCGGCTAAAAATAATCAACTTGACTTTTCATCTACAAACATTAAAGATGGTAAAGGAAATACATGGGCAAAATTGCCTTATATTGATTTAAAAGGAACAAGAAACAAACCTACGGACTTATACAAAAAAGATGGGGGTTTTATTAATTATGCCTCTTTTGTTGATGTTGTCCCTACACTATGATAGGATATAATAATGGTAACTCCTAAAACACGCCCTATACCTTTTAGTACTATTGAAAAAGCAATTGGAGATATTTCTAATGGTGTAGAAATTGGAGAAAATGAAGTAGCAACAGATATAACACTTCCGGATGAAAGTGTTACAATGGAGGATCAAGTAGAAGTAACTGAATTACCTGATGGTGGTGCTGAAATTAATACTGATTTAAGTGAAACAATTGATCAAACAAATATTCCTTTTGATGCTAATTTAGCTGAATACATTAGTGAAACAGAATTAAAAAATTTATCTATTACTTGCATTTCTTCTTACGAAACAGATTATGATTCAAGAAAAGATTGGCATGATACCTATGTAAAAGGTTTAGACATGCTTGGATTTAAATATGAAGACCGTACGCAACCATTTGAAGGAGCAAGTGGTGTTGTGCATCCATTATTATCAGAATCCGTTACTCAGTTTCAAGCACAAGCTTATAAAGAATTATTACCGCCAGGTGGTCCTGTTAACACAGAGATCGTTGGTGAAATTACACCAGAAGTAGAAGAACAATCTAAACGTGTAAAAGATTACATGAATTACGAAATTACCCATGTAATGAAAGAGTATGATCCTGATATGGATCAGTTATTATTTTATTTACCACTTGCAGGATCAGCCTTTAAAAAAGTTTATTATGATTCATTATTACAACGTGCTGTTTCTAAATTTATTGCAGGTGAAGATTGTGTAGTTAATTATACTGCTTCTTCTTTAGAAGATGCACAACGTATCACACATGTCATTAAAACATCTGCCAATGATTTACGTAAACAACAAGTACAAGGTTTTTACAGAGATGTTGAACTTGTATCGGGAACAGTTTCTACTGTTAATGATATAACAGAAAAAGTAAATTCACTAGAAGGGTTACAAAATACATTAGCCGAAGACGATACTGAACACACTGTTTTAGAAATGCATGTTGATGCAGATATACCAGGATTTGAAGATCCTAACGGAGTTAAGCTTCCTTACATTATTACTATTGATCAATATAGTGAAGAAGTTTTATCTATTAGAAGAAACTATGCAGAAGATGATGCATTAAAAGCAAAAAAACAATATTTTGTACATTACAAGTTCCTCCCAGGCTTAGGCTTTTATGGCTTTGGTCTAATACATATGCTTGGTGGGTTATCAAGAACTGCAACAAGTGTTTTGCGACAATTAATTGATGCAGGTACTCTTGCTAACTTACCAGCAGGATTTAAAGCACGCGGCATGCGCATACGTGATGACGATACACCATTACAACCTGGTGAGTTTAGAGATGTGGATGTAACTGGTGCTTCTATTAAAGAATCATTATTACCTCTTCCTTACAAAGAACCATCCCAAGTTTTATTTGCTTTATTAGGTTATTGTGTAGATGCAGGTAAATCTTTTGCCGCTATTGCAGATATGAAAATGGGAGAAGGTAACGAACAAAATCCCGTAGGCACTACACTAGCTATTTTAGAACGTGGAACAAAAGTGATGAGTGCTATCCATAAAAGATTGCACTATGCCCAAGGAACTGAATTTAATTTACTAGCTTCTGTATTTCAAACTTATTTACCGCCAGAGTATCCATACATGGTACGTGGTGGAAACCGTATGATTAAACAAGCTGATTTTGATCAACGTGTAGATATACTACCTATATCTAATCCTAATATTTTTTCTATGTCCCAACGTGTTATGTTGGCACAACAACAATTACAATTAGCACAAGCTAATCCACAATTACATAATATACGTGAAGCTTACAGAAGAGTTTACCAAGCATTAGATGTAGATAATATTGATGCTATTTTAAAACCAGATCCTAGTATACCTCAACCAAAAAGCCCAGCTATGGAAAATTCTTTAGCAATGCGTGGTGAAACACCAAAAGCTTTTGCTCAACAAAATCATAAAGCACACATGGATACACATGGGGAATTTATGTTTACAAGGATGGTTCAAATCAATCCACAATTGTATGCAATGTTAGAAGGACATGTAATGGAACATATTTCTTTAATGGCTGCATTACAAATAGAGCAAGAAATGAAAGAACAAGAAATGCAAGTACAACAAATGATGCAACAGGCTCAACAAAATCCACAAATGGTGCAACAAGTAGAGCAGGCTAAACAACAATTTATGAATGAAAAAGAATCTAAAATTGCTGAGTTAGAAGCTATAATGATAGCAGAAATGGCAAAACAAGAACAAATTAAAGCTGGTAATTTAGAACAAGATCCACTTATTAGATTAAAACAACAAGAGATTGATCTTAAAGCTGCGGAAATGACAATGAAAGGTGAAGTAGAAGATAATAAACTTATGGCTGACATTGGAATTGAAGCAGAGAAAATAGATCTTGCTCGTGAGCAAATGAAAGGTAAGATGGAAGAGACGATTGTTAAAGAAGGTATAAAAGCCATCGAAGATTCTGATAAAGAAACTATCGAAGACATTCGTCAGAACATGGAAACTTTACGGGAAGATCGTAGAATTAAAAGTGCCGAACGAATTGCTCAAATGAATAGAGGAAAAAATAATGAGTCCTAAAATTGACAAGATTGCTGAAGCTATGATAAACTTAGAAAAATCAGCAAGAGCAGAGATAAAAAATGATGATGAAAAATTATTGGTTGCAAGTGCGCTAATGGCTGTTACAAGGAACCTTTATATTGAAACGATCGGTGCAGAAGATGCTGCACATGTGTTTGCTAGTGTGGCGGACAGTTTTCTATTTATAGAAGAAATCGTTGAACAAAATAGACCAACTATACATTAGGAGGAAAGATGAAATTATTAAAAGATATTTGG